AAACTATAGCGCCCCCTTAAGGGGGGCGCCCAGTTTTTTGGTGGTTTACGCGAAGTTCTTGATGATGCCGTGCGTGGTCTGGTGACGGATTTCGAGGCCGACTTCGCCGATCCATTCGTGGATCGTCTTGTCGTCCTTGTCGTCCTGCACGTTCATCTTGAGCATGGTATCGCGCTGGTTCAGGAAGCGGTACCAGACGTTGTTCAGGTCCAACGCGATTGCGTAGGAACCGTAAACGTCGCCCTTCAGCTCCCGGTGCATGATCATGTTGATCACGCCGTAGGGGCTGATGTACCGGGTGATGCTCAGCCCGAATGTGTTCTGACCCATCTGGGTATCGAGCTTTGCGGTTGACAGATCGGTCACGCGCTGCATGAACAGCGGCGAACCGAAGACAGTGCGGGTGCTGGACCCGCCGAACGCGAAGATGTCGCGCAGCCAGGCGTCGAGGACAGCCTGGGTCAGCGAACCACCGGAGTTGTCCGACACGTTGGTCGTGATGAACTCGGTGAGTCCGCCGGTCTGCCGGCGCGGGTTGCCGGCCGTGCCGGTACCTTCATTCCGTGAGCCGAACAGGAAAGCGCGTTCGACGTCGCGGGAGTACTCTTTGGCGACCTTCTGGATCTGGTACTGCTCGTCCTGCTGGCCGCGCATTTTCGACACCTTCTCGGTGTTGGTGAACTCCACGATCCGCTTGAAGATCTGGGTGTAGTTGTACACCTTGGCGACCTTCGTGGTGACTGCGGTGGGGATCGAGGAACCTTCCTCGAAGGTGGTGCCGATCGCGACGATTTCGTCGTTATCGACCAGGGAGGCGGCGGTTGTGCCACCGATACCGCGGGTGACGGTGATGGTCAGTAAGGAGCTGTCCACTGCGGTCACGAGCATGTTCTCGCCCGTCCGCGTGACATGGAGAATGTCGTTGGGCAGGAAGATGCTGGCGTCGTCCACGGTCAGAGCGACGTCCGTGGCGGCGTAGCCGGCGGTGTTGTTGATGCGATCGAACCGCTCGATGAGAGCGTCTTCAAACCAGTTGTATTCCGGGTTGAAGCAGGACCGCTTGCGGAGCTGCGAGAGAATCGCAGTCAGAGGGGTCTGGTTCGGCTCCAGGAGATGTATGCCGGTAAAATCAAATTCCCGGCGATCCTGAAGGATGTTTTTGGTTGTGCGAATGCCGCGTACCTGTGCCATGACTTACCTTTCAGGAAACGCCAAATTCTCGCGCGGCTTCCGGGTTCCCGCTCTGTCCCTGGAACATCATCTTGTCGAACTCGGCCTGTGCGTCATCAGGCGTCCCTTTCGGTTTGACCGATTTGGTAGGGCCGCCTGCGCCGACGTTGCTTTGTTTCTTGCGGGCAGTGCGTTCGGCCTCTTCATCGGCGCCGGCCGCCTTACCAAGTCGAGCTTCTGCAAGTTCAAAAGCAGTTTCAAGATCGAGTCCAGGTTTCGTGCGTAGAAGCGAGGAAGCCATGTTTTTCAGCGTTTCAAAATTGTCGCCGTAACGCGATTCAAGATCGCGTACCTGGCGATTGGCTTCGTTGTTGTAGAACTGCTGGGCAAGCGGTTCGACCACATCCTTGATCCGTCTGGATGCGATGCGGTCGGCTTTCATGTCCATGACTTTCATCATGAGGTCCGCTTGTTCAGCACCGAGGCTTTCGTCAAGCCGGCCCTTGAGGGCTTCTTCGGCTTTCAGAAAGGCAGCCTCATTCTGATCCGGTTCGGGATCAGGCTGGGGCTGATTCTGCAGCTGTTGCTGATTCTGCTGAGCGATCATTTCCGCTTGGCGGGCGCGATTCTCAGCATCCTCTGCGCGTTGTTCAGCGACAGACAGTCGGCTTTCAAGCTCTCGCACGGATTCAAATTGTTCGTCGTCGTTTCCTTCGCCTTCGTCCGCACCGTCGTCTTCGATGACTTCTTCGTCACCGTCGTCTTCGATAACGTCGTCAAGCTCGGGTTCAACGCCAAACGCCTCTCCACCTTTAGGCTTTTTTGCCACGTTGTAACTCCTTGTGGTGCGAGTCCGCGGTGTTCTTCATGAACACCTTCAACTGGTCGATCCCAAGTATCATCCCTCTCGCCTCACGGTACGCTTCATAGTTCAGCGGCTCTGAGCTGAGCATTGCCTGTTCCATGATGTACGTTTTGATGCGTTCGGTAAACTCGTCAAACAGTCTCCAGTTCTCACCACGAACCAAACGTAAAAGAAAATCTTTCTGGTCAGTAGACGCGCTGTGCATTAGCGCCTCCCATAGTTAAGCCGCCCCTCCGGCTGGCCATCTGGGCAGCAAAACCAGGTGATGTGCCACCTCCCGTCGGCTGCGGGATACCCGGGGGCGGAACTGCTCCGCCTTGAGGCATACCGCCCTGCATCTGGGACATGGCGCCACCCACAGCTCCCATCGTCTGAAAATCTCTGGTGAGATTTTTCTGGTGGTCCGAGATGTGCCGGCCAAGAGGTTTGCGAACTTCCTCCGGCGTTTGCGGATCATCAAGGACAGCGAGATGGTCGCTGATGTGGTGGGTATGATCTTCCCCCGGCAGGACGGGGATAACCGTTTCACCGAGGAGGAAACGAATGTTCTCCTCCTTCGGATCGCGGTTGATGCCGGCCTGAGACAGGGGATTGTCACGAATGACGTTTTCAAACTCCGGCATGTTGAACGACTTGGCCAGAGTTGTAATGAGTTTCTTGGGATCGATCTGCTCCGCGACACCCGGAAGGGAGTAGACCTGCTGGATGAGAGTCAGAATGGTCTGCTGTTCGACGATGCGGCTTCCGAGGAAACCGCCGGTCTTGAAGATGAAGTCGTACTTCCCCTCGAACAGCTCGTTGGTGGTCGTGGTTGTGATTTCGTGATTCTCGCCCAGAATGGAGATGAGCGTGTTCCTCGAGGTGAACTGCTTGTTCAACCCGTACATCTCTTGGAAGAATTGGCCCATCGTCGGCATGAAGATTTTGACTTTGAGATCGGTCCTGAGGTTGGCTTTCTGAGTGCGCGTGGCAGTTGCTGTAGCTGTGGCGCCCTTCTGTTCGTTTTCCCCGCGCGCAATGCCAAAGTTACCCGTTGTCGCATCAATGTCTGAATCAATGCGGTCCTGCTCGATATAGGCGGAGCCGGTGACATCCCCGAGGTCGAACTCTTTGACCTGGTTGACGTCGACGAGTCGATGGACGCCTCCCGGGGTGAACGTGATGCGATCACCCTCGAGACCTGAGGCATGTCCGACGAAGATCTGTTTGTTGATGCATCTGTTGACGTTGTCGAGTCGCTGGTTTCGTTTAGCGTTACTTTCGTCAGAGAGATCGAGAACCGGTTCGGCAGACCCCATACCGACGAAGTCGTTGTCGATCTCAGTCGCACGGTACCAGAATAGCGGTATACGTCCCGAGTCGAGTAGGCCATCTCTGTCCCGCATGAGTGCGCTTCTGTTGCCAATCTCAATTATCCTGTCTCCATTGCAGAAGTGCATTACCTCGAGAAGCGGATCGTCTTCTTCCCGATCCTCTTTCTCGACACCCGTACGTATTTCTTCGGACGGCGTGTTCTCCTCCATGTCGTTGAAGGAGCCGGTGAGTTTGTCCAGGTTCTTGTAGATTTCTTCGTCGGCGATTTCATTCTGAAGCTCAAACCACGAGCGTCGTTTGCGGAAAGTATAGATGATCCATTCGAGGTCTTCGTCGGGATGCGTGGCTGATGGGTTCCACCAGGTATTCTTGGTCGGGAGGATCACGCCGTCCGGCCGGTCCTCTTTGACAGCCTTGCCAGTCAACTTCCTGAATCCGACCAGGTTTCCGCTGTTATTAAAAATCGGCTCACGCCTTGTGACGTGGCCGACCTCATATTTCCAGCGAAGGAGGAATGGAGAAATGCCGTAGCGTTCTCCCTGCTTCACCACGCGATGAAGCAGGGAAACGCCGTTCATCTGGTGAAGAAACTGTGTTCGGAGCAGTCTCTCAATGGAGTTGGCGCGTTTAGCCCGCGTTTCGGTCCATGGGTTCGGCATGACCGTTACGGGGGGCATCTGTTGGAGAAGTGAGTTTACGATCGACGCGGTTGCAGACTCAACCTGGACAAACACATGTCGCATGTACACGTTCGAGCGGAATTCGCGTTCCGGGTCTTCGAGGTCAAGGGCCGGCTTGATTCCGTAATAGGCCCGGTCGACTTCATCCCAGACTTCCTCATAATATCCGCTACGGTACGATGATGCGTCACGATGTCGTTCAAGTACCCAGGCAGTTGTCGCACGTTCTTCGTCATCCCCGATAAGCTCACGTTCTTTTTTGACGTCCGGCTTTGTGTCGGACGGAGGTGTCAGTGAAACTTTTTGGTCAAGCTCAAATGCCGTTGGCATGGAAATCTCCGGTCAAAAGCAACCATTCAGTCAACTGAATGGTACATTATGACCACCACCCTGTCAAGTCCTTTTTCAGTAACCCGTTGTCTTGAAAAGGGGGTTGTATCGCTTTTTTGCCTTGTGGCGTGATGCCTCCTCCTCGGACCCGTACTCGAAAACCGGAGGCGGATTGACGATCTGGAGCTGGTAGGCGAGGGCATCAATGACGTCATCCCGGCCGCGAGGAAAGCGTATAAGTTGTTCCTCTAGCTCATGTTGCCCTTTGCGGAGGAAAATGGAGCCGTTCTCAAATCGGGGTTGGAGTGCCAGAATACGCTGTTCTTTGGAGACACGGTTGTGGGGCTTGAGAGGGTCGATGGTGAAAAAGACCTGACGCCGAATTTGTTCGTCCAAAATCGGCTTTTCGAGCAGTCTTTGCAGCCCGTTCATCTCAACCCCGACCTTGAGCGGGTGGTATCTGGCGTAATGGTCGAAGATGGCCTCGATCAGTTCTTTGGTGGACATGATGCCGTAGGTGTATTCGTAAACGAACAGATCGTTGTT